ATATTCGCCAATCTATTCAACGATATTGTACAAAGAAAATCTAATTAATATTAATTATGGAAAAAGAAACAAAGAATACATTAGGTGGATTTGAAGCATTCTTGGATGACTTCATCCCTAATCCAGATGGAACACCAAGAGCTCCACAAATAGATGATATTGATCCAATTGATGACGATGATTTGGATGATATTTTAAAGAATCAAGATGATCCAATTGCAAAGTAGGTAAAGAAACAAACTAAGGTTGAAGAACCGGATAATGACGATGAAGATGATGATGAACCGATCATTGATGAACCTAAGCGAAAACCAGGTAGACCTAAGAAAGAAGAAGTAATTGAAGAACCGATCGATGAACCAGAAGATGATTCTGAATTGGTAGGTAACTTCTTTGATGCTATGGCTGAAGAACTAGGTTGGGAATTTGATGAAGAAGAAACAGAATCAAAGCCAAAGAATGTATCTGAATTGATCTCTTACTTTAAAACAGTAATTGAAGAAAACAGTAAACCTGATTTTGCAAGTGAAGAAATTGAAGCTCTGGATGCTTATGTTAAGCAAGGTGGTGATTTGAAGAAGTATCTCCAGATTGATGCAGAATTGGATTTAGATGAAATAGATTTAGATGAAGAATCTAATCAGAAAGCTGTTGTTAAAATGTTGTTAAAGGAAAAAGGTTTTAGTACCAAGCAAATTGATAAAAAGATTAGTAAATATGAAGATGCTGGTCTTTTGGAAGACGAAGCACAAGACGCCATTGAAGATCTTAAGGAGATTAGAGAACAACGAAAAGAACAGCTATTGAAGGAATAGAAAAAGGCTCACGAGCAATATCAAGAGCAGCAACGTGCTTTTTATACTAACGTTGTGGACGAAATTAAAGGCTTAAAGAATATACGTGGTATTGCAATTCCTGAAAAAGATAAAAAAGTATTAATAGATTATATACTTAAGCCAGATGCTGACGGTAGAACGAAGTACCAAAAAGACTATGCTAAAGGTGGTGTAAAGAATCTAATTGAATCTGCTTACTTTACTATGAATGCAGATAAACTCCTTGAAGCAGCTAAACGTGAAGGTAACAATAAGGCTGTTGAAAGATTCCGTAATAGCCTTAAGTCTACTAGTGTAAGCAGTAAATCTAAGCAGACTCAACCTAGTTCTAGCGATGAACCAATCTGGTTCTCAGCAGCACGAAAGCTACGTATATCATAATGTATAACAAAAAATATAAATAAATTTACTAGTATTTTATGGATAATGGTATTTTAAATAACCTGACACTTTATCGTGGTAAGTGGTTCAGCGATTTGATCGATACAAATAAGATCAGCATGGCTAGCCAGCAACGTCCATATGAAGTGTCTACTATCCTGTCATACGTATTTGGTACTAAGGACGCTGGTTATAGCACTTCATTGGATATGTTGACAGGTGGTCTTGGCAACGTAATGACAATTGATCAGCCTTCATTTGAATGGGGCGTAATGGTAGATCAAGATAGAGCTGTAACAATCCGTGACGCTAAGTGGAATGGTGCAGAAATTACTGAAAACTCAACTCCGGGTTTGGGTTTAACACCAATTACACTCTGGCTCGAAGATGCTTGGTTCGGTTTAATATTTTTGGTAGCACAAAGATAAGGGCCGCCTTACACAGTAATGTGTATTGAATAATCCAGAGAATTGCTGGAACATCCTAAAGATAGTTTTACCGTAGTGTAATATTAAATTATATGAAATTATGAAAAATAATGGAAATGGACAATCAGCAGCCGAGCAAGGCTATGAAATGAAAGATATACCCGGTTGGGAAAATAAATACGCTTGTACAACCGATGGTAGAATCTGGTCTCATAAAACAAATAAATTTTTATCTCCCAGTATAAGTAAAAGAGGTTACGCACACATTGTATTAGTTAACGATGGAAAAAGATACGACTATCGTGTACATCGATTAATGGCGATGACTTTTCTAGATAACCCAGAAAACAAGGAACAAGTGAACCATATTGATGGGAATAAGTTAAATAACTATCTTAGCAATTTGGAGTGGATGACCGCTGAAGAAAATATCCAACATGCTAAAGATAATAAATTATTTAAAGTTTCTACTCACAATCCTCCTAGATTTACAGGAGCACCACAAACAGCATACGTATTCACTAATGTATTTAATGGAAAATTCTTTACGATACTTGGATTTAGAAATTTACGAAAACAATGTGGTTTGAGCGGATACACTTATGAGACAATTCAAAAACACGCAAACACTGGAGATTATATTAAAAGAGGTATTTTAAAAGGTTTACGTGTTGACAAAATAGACTTGAAGGTTCATCGACTAACCCCTGACCAGGGTGTAGGGTCAAGTGACCCGAAGTACTGGAAATCCTTTTTAAAGGAAAAGGATTATGATATAGTCAATTCTTCATTGAAAGATGAAGCTGTTAATAACGGCGCAGAACTAACGACTCTGCGTGAATAAATAGCCTGGTGCTACAATCGAACTCGATGACAAAACACAACTCCGTATTCAAGATGCTCCTTATCAGGATGGTAACTTGTATGTGTACGTAGCATTTATGTCTAATGGTAACCCTGCTTCTTACGTAGATCCAGAAATGTTGAAAGCAGGTCATCAGGTATCTCGTCTTGCTTCTGCATACGAAGAATATTCAGAAGAAGCTGATATCTTGAACTATAATACTCATTTCAAGATGCGTAACTATTTGACTACTATGCGTCTTTCTTATGATATTACTGGTTCAGCTTATTCAACTGTAATGGCAGTTGCATTGAAAGATCCTAAGACTGGTAAGACTTCTTACTTGTGGTCTACTTATCAGGAATGGGTTGCAATGCGTGAATGGTATAAGAGAATGGAACGTGGTTTGGTTTACAATGTAAACAATGTAAACAAGGATGGTTCTTGCAACTTGAAGGGTAAGAATGGACGACCTAAACGTATTGAAGTAATTCATATTTACTTCGTATAAAAATACATGTGGGCGCTATAGGCGAAATCCTATAACGAATCTCTCTGAAATGCTGGAAACTCCAAATAATGATTATAATTAAGTTTATATAACATGCAGACAATAGCAAATGGACAATCAGCAGGTAAGCAAGTGGTATTTAAAGACTTGCCTGTAGACTTGGGTGGTTATGAATCCAAGTATAAAATAACAAACGATGGTAGAATTTACTCAGAATACCTCGGTGATTTTTTAAAGCCTTTTTATTCTAAAGGGGGTTATGTAAGAGTAAAACTCAACTATGGTGATAGATCTAAAAAATTCATGATACATAGATTAGTTGCGATGGCTTTCATCCCTAATCCAAATAATTTACCTGTAGTTGATCACATCAATAGAAATCGGGCAGATAACCGAGTTGAAAATTTACAGTGGGTTACCACCCAAGAAAACTGTCAGTTAGCTGTAGAACGTGGTGCTAAAGACACAATGTTATACAGATTTATAAATACAAAAACTGGTGAGATTCTTGAATTTTCAAATCGACATAAAATCTTAAAACATTTTGGAAAAGTTTGTTTAAGATACATTAGACAAATTGCAGAAGGTGTTAGAACCCCAGCAACCGGAATGTTTGCAGATTATGAAATTGAGAGGATACCCTTGAAACCTCAACGACTATCCCCGTCGGGGGAGTACACTCAAGTGAGTGGAAGTGGAGAGGACCTGACCGCTGCTTAAGCAGTAGAAGGTTGTGATATAGTCTGATCTACATGGAAACATGTAGCAGAGAAGGATTGCAAACCGCCTTCTCGGATGAGAATTAACGACTCTCATTGAACATTTATGGCATTTATTGGTGCTGGTTTGCTCGAACAGATTGCTCCGTCTAACCGTCGTTACTATACTCGTTTGACAGCTGAATTGCTCGAAGACTTCTTGTTCGACTTGTCTTACAATGTACTCGGTACTAATGAACGTAAATTCGTTGCTTTGACTGGTGAAATGGGTATGCGTGAATTCGATCGCATTTTGAAGGAAAAGATGGCTAACTTGAACTTGATCGATACAGTATTTGTAACTGGTTCTGGTGATAGCTTGACTTTCGGTGGTCAGTTTAAGACTTACAAGATGTCTAATGGTATCGAATTGACATTGAAGTATTTCCCATTGTATGACAATACAGTATACAACCGTCAGTTGCACCCGGTAACATTGAAGCCGTTGGAATCTTATCGTATGACATTCTTGGATCTTGGTCGTCGTGACGGTCAGGCAAACATCGTTAAGGTTGTACGTAAGGATCGTGAATTCGTTAACTGGTGTACTGCTGGTTCTGTAACTCCTGCTGGTTACGCACATTCTAATACTGAAGTTCGTTCTAACGCTAAGGATGGCTACAGTGTGCATTTCTTGGCTGAATGCGGTATAATGCTTAGGGATCCTCGTGCATGTGGGGAACTTATCTGTGACGCAGCGGCGTAATTTTCTTACAATTATTGGCAACATAAATTAAATTTTTGCGTTATATAAATATAATCATAAAATATTTATAATATGCAAAAAGAAACTACGTACGAAGTTTATAGATTAACAAATTCGGTTAATAACAAAATTTATGTTGGCGCTACAACGGATGGAGCTGGCGCTAGATGGAACCGACACGTTCAAAAAGCTAACGCTGGCTCTGATTATCCGTTTCATCAAGCAATTCGAGAATTTGGAAAAGATTCATTCAGATTGGATGTATTAGAAATGTGTGATACGTTTGAAAAAATGAATGAACGTGAAGCACATTGGATAGCAATATTGAGTGCAACAAATCCTGAAATCGGATATAATAAAAAAATCGGAGGTGGTATCCATTTACACG